TGGCCGCGGCTCGACCTGCAACTCCGCCGCCTTTACCCATGCCGGCCAGTAATCGCGTGAGGTCCTTCGCGGTCAAGAATTGGCTCGGATCTTCCAAGACGTGGCCACCGGCGCCGCCAGGCGTGGGCGCTGGCTTGTCCGATGGCATCGTGGGCACGCCGGGGAGTTGGCCGCCCACTGTTGAGCCCTTACGCTTGCCGCGCCGGCTCTTGGCCACTTCGCCCAGCTTGAGCTTGCCGGCGCCCGCCAGGCGCTTGGCCGTTTCGGCTACCGACGTGCGGCCGACGGCGCCCGAGGCGGTCAAGAGCGTCAAGACTTCGTTGCGGGCCTTCGCCTTTTCGAGCGCTTCCTCGGCCGATCCGTAATTCCCGACTTCCGTGCCTTCTTCGTCCAGCAAAAGCCAGCGGGCTCCCGAGGGCTTGATCGAATAGGCTGGTTTATGCTTGGCCATAGACTAGACCTTCACGCAACGACCGTCGGACAATTCGACTTCCCGCAAGACCACGAGTTCGCCGCTTTTCACGTATGCGCCGAAACAGTCTAGGAGGGGCAATGTTTTCATCGCGTCCAATATCTGGCGACCATCCATTCCCGGCGGGTCGCTTCGCGGCATGACGCTTAAGTCGATGTAAGGCCCACCTCCAAGATGAAACGTCCAGCAAAGGCGGCCGTGAGGATGAAAGCCGGGGCAGCCGCGCCTAAAATATTCGTCCGTTTCGGGCGGCTTCAAGATTGCGTGGCGGTTGATTTCAGCAGCCTTGAGGCAAATGGCTTTTGCAAGCTCGGCTCCTGGCGCCGCACCTTCTGTCCACGGGCAAGCCAATAGGTCGATGTCGCGGAGCAACGAACCGTGGACCGCTAGAGCATATCCAAGTCTGCGAGCTTCGGCGCGCAAGGGATCAATCAGGATTTCGTATTTCTTCCTGGAATCGTGGGCGCGGGGCTTCACGTGATTCGTCCCGCGGTTATGAAGCCGTGCCAGCCACAACCGCCCGTAGGCTTGCCGTCCTTCTCCGCGATGCAGTTGATCGACGGCGTAATCGTCGGCCGTTCGATGTTGTGGTCCCAAGCCCAGACGTTCGGCTCGTTCTCGTTTGGTCGTGCCTCAAATACCGGTCCAAGAAACACCGCGCAGTGCTTGCCGTTCGGGCAAATGAATTCGATATGGGCGTTGACCGATGGGCGCCCTTGGAGTCCGTGCGTGCTGATGTCAAAGCTTCCGACCGGCTCATCGGCTGGCCATTCATCGCGCTCGTCGCGCACCATGTTGCCGGGTTCATGGTGGTCGCTGACTGCAGGAACGTCCATCTGTTGCCTCCCTAGATCGGCCTACGCACGAACCGCTGCAAGCTCATGCGCTCGTGCGCCGTTAGCTCGCGCCAAGGTCGCGGCTTCGGCGGCTTTTCTGGTTTCGGCAGCTTGGCGTCGATTCTCTCTTGCTCGGCGCGTGCTTTTGCGGCCCTGTTTTCGGCGATGATGTCGCGCCGGTCGGACCGCTGCTGGCGGACCTTGGCAAGTCTCGCCCGGCGTTGTGGCTCAAGCTGCGATCGATAGCGGGTCGTAACGGCCGCCGCGCGTCTCGCCTTCGATCGCCGCTTCGCGTTGACCTTGCGGTTGGAGTTTCTGCGCCGCCGGCCGTGAGGATGCTTGGCAGATATCTCGCCGTCCTTTTCCGACAAAACGGGACACCAATTCATTTCTCCCTCTCCTTCATCCACCTGACCTTATCGGCGTGCAATGCGTGCCTGGCTTCGGCTTCCTCGGGGGTATCACAAATAGCCGCCCACCATTTCAATTCGAGTTCGTCATCGAAGGCGCTTCGGATGGCTTCTCTTGTGGCGTAGGCCCTTCGGAGTTCGACGCGATCGGCGTTGAGCCAGAGTCCGCCGGAAAGGGCTGGGTCTCGGGGGTCGATGCCGAAGCTTCCGGCACATTCGAGGGCGGCGCCGAATCCGTAGGCTCCGGCGATGTCGGCGAACCACTGATATTTTTTTTTACCTCGTCCACGTAAATCCGAAGCTCTTCCAACAGGCCGAGTAGCTCCCAGTCCGTCAGCCCCTCCCCGGTCGTCTCGTCCCAGCGCGTGACGCCGAAGACCTTGCAAATCGCTTCCAGGCAGTCGGTCGTGAACGGCTCCAAGCCCTGGTCGACCATCTTCCCGTGTTCGGCCAACAGAAACTTGTGGCCGAGGGACGCGGGGTTCAGCAGGTCTCGCCACGCCTTGAAGGGATCGACGTAGCGGGTTCTCACGCCGTCGTGAAACCGCAACATAGCCCGTTTCTTGGCCCGGCGCAAACGGAAGAAGGTCTTGAACGCGGTGAACATGCCCGCATCGTAGCGAATCCGCTACCGACGGGCAAACCTACGTCGCCGTGTAGATCACGCCCGACGCATCCTTGTGGCACTCGAATTCGACGACGGCCCGGCTGTAGATCGAGCCCTTGTTAATCTCCCGCGCCCCTCGGGGGATGGCCCGGTTGTAGGTCCGCGGCTCGTTCCCGCCGTTGAGGCGCACGCGGAAATACTTCGTGTTGGCGAAAAGCAGTTGTCCCACGTTCGTCGACGCGAATTGCCCGGCCGTGGCCGTGGGGATATTGGCCCGCACCAGATTCAAGACCGCCTCATCGTAGTTGGTCATTTCGAGGCGGACATGATCCACTTCCCCCACAACCTGAATTTCGATGGGGGGGCCGCGTTCCCCGCCGTTCTGGTCACCAGGGACGTCGACGTGAAACGGTTCCTCGGACAGCTCGGCTCCGTTGATCGTGTAGCCCAGCGATTGAAGGCCCGGGCCCGTGTTGTCGTCGACCTGCACCAGGACGCCGCCAAGACCGGCAACGTGGACGGCAAGGGCCATGCTTCACCTCGATTGGTTTGGTTCGTCAGCGGCCAATCGGCAAACGCCGTGCGGCCAGCGGGAAGAAATTCTTGGTACGCGTCGTAATCAGGTTTAGTCGGTCCATCGTCACGGCCGTTGGCCCGTCAACGATCGGCAGCCCGGCATCGATCGGCGCCGGAAGGTTGAAGAGCCGCTCGCCCTTGCGGAGCCGATCGAGGTACTCTTCCGAGTCCTTGACGAACGCCTGGTAGGCTTCCGAGCCGTACTTTTCCGGTCGACGGCGAATCAATTTTGCCATCGCCAGCGTGCAACAAATCTCCGTCAGGAGCTGCTTGTCGTCCCCGGTCAGGTTCCCCAGGTCCGTCACCGAGTAAATCGCGGCCACCAGCACGGCGGCATTGATTTGACCCGAGGCAGCCGACAGGCTGTTGATGATCGCCGGCTCGGTCGTCGTGTTGCTCAGGTCCGGCGCCGGTTGCCCGTCGTCCCGCGCCAGGTCCGCAATGACCGACGCGTCGAAGTAGGTCGTAAGGTCACTGGGGGTCGCGTAGGGCACTTTTGTCGCGCTTTTGTAAGCCAGGGTTTACAAACGAACGAAAACGACGCAAACGCTTGGCCTACTGGATGTTCGTGAACAGATACCCCGAGGCACCGGCGACGAGCTTGGGCACAAAATTCTCGACTACCCGGCCGACGGTCCGGCGGTTGTTTGGCTCCCGCAGCGTCTCGACCGTCATTTCCTCGAACGAGAAAATCACGCACGTCGAGAAATTGGGGGCATCGGCCACGCCCACCATGCCGCCCGGCCGACTGCACATAAAGGCCGTCGTTTTGGCCAGTACGGGCGAGACGGCCCGCGTCGCGCCCTTGCGGCTCGTTACCTTCCGGGTCTTTTCGACCACGATCGGGAAGCCGTAGAGCTTGGCCGGCAGCCCGTACATGACGTTGCCGTTGGGCAGTTCGCCGCGGACCTGCGCCAAGGCGTCGGGCGACCCCTTGATGTAATCGACGATTTCCTGGGTCTGGGTCAACATCGCGGCGGCGTTCGACGAAATCACGACCATCAGGTCGTCGAGCTCGACGGCGGCCAGCGTGTCATCGAGGATCTGCTCGGCGGCGGTCTCAAACGATCGCTTGATGTCCTGCCGGGCCGTGGTTGACTGTGCCCAGTTGCCCGAGTTCCCACTGATGGCCGAAATATCCGAAAAGTGCCCGGTCGGGTAATTCGCGGACGTCGTGAGGACCGTAATGGCCAGTTGGGTCCGTA